GTTGTTTCATTGGTTGGCTGCATCGCTAGATCCCAAGTACCGATCAAGTTCTTCCTTGAGGAGAGATCGCATTGAATCAAGCATTTCATCTTTGGTTCTGAAAGAAAGAACTTCGTACTGATCAGAAATACCGTGGTCTGCTTTGTAACTTTGATCAACGTAATACATCAGATCTAAAGTCATACGAAACAGCTCTTGACTAGGCACTGGTGCCAAATCGAATTCGGTAATCTGATAATTCAGATGAGACATCATTTCAGCAACCTTATTAGAATGATTGCTAAATGTAGGGAAGTAGGTGTCGTAGTCCCTGTAGTAGAACTCACCAGCCATAGAAGGTACGGAAGGGCGCACCAAGATTAGCGGATGTTCTTCTTGGTTACTAGGGACAGTAGGGAAAAAGTGTTAAGTCTTACACAAGACTCAATTGTTCCAGTGGCGAATGACACCAGCCACAATGAAACAATTGGTTAAGAAATAAGTTAAGAAAATAACGGAACGAATAAGGGCAACCCGATCAGCTTCTGAGGTTGTCCGTCCTGTTTTTTCTCCGAGTGCTTTTGCCCAGAGGTGCCAGAGTTGACGACGGTTCACTGGCGGAAAAAACGGGGAGACGTTATCGGACGCCTCCAGAACCGTGGCCGCCCTCCAGGCTGTCTGCCTGACGCGTAACCAATAAAGGGCGAGCACACTTTGATGGGTGAACTTCGTTTAAGACAACCTCAGTCCAGGGTTGTCCCCTTAATTGATGGCCCAAGCGTAACCAGCCTCAGGGACTGGACAGAGGCTTGGGCTCTATCTGCCCGATCAAAAAGAGCGGGAACTTGTTTACTATAACAGAATTTAAATAGAAGTGGGTCGGACTACTGGGCTTCAAGCTCGGCGGCTTGGGGCGGCGGAAGGCGCGAAGGTTCTCGCTTACATTTTTCCAGTCATCTACTACTAGCCACTCACAGCACGCTTCCAGCTCCTGATCAGCGCCCCAGCGAGCGGCTTGGGCGGCGATGTACTCTTGCCACGCCACTGGATCGCGTGGATTCTTGCGTTGCGCTTGCTGTGCCCAGAGTCGACGCAGCTCCGGCGGTGGGGTGATCGGGTGTTTCTCAGTCATTGAGTTGCTCTAATGCGCGGCGGATAAGTTCAACCTGGGTTCGTGAAAGTTCGGCTCCGTTGGGATCAGCAGTCAGGTTCAACTCGCTCAGGGCCTGCTCCTTCAATGATGGCAGTTTTGGGCGGCGGGTCGCGCGAAGGTCGTCAACCACGTCAAACCCCTGCTGTCGCAGCAGATGGCAACACGCCTCCAGCTCCTGATCAGCGCCCCAGCGGGCGGCTTGAGTGGCGATGTCTAGAAGTTTTTCTCTTGAAAGAGTGACCATGATCATCTTTCGCCGCCCATCGGTGAACTCGGGCAAATCGCGCCACTGCTCTACCAGCTCCGGCGGTGGGGTGATCGGGTGTTGTTGGTTAGTCATTGAATTTCTCCCAAGGTCATCAATTTGATCCGCGTTATAAGCAGTATGAAGATCGTGTAATGCCCGCTCCTTTATACTTTTTGGACGCATCGCTTCCTTCAATGATTCTCCCACTGGGGTGATCCTTAGGTGAGGTTCATTCAAGGCATTGTGATCCAGCCACTTTGCATCTGCAATTAGTTGCTGGTTAGCACCCCACGCAGCAGCACAGTTTGCTATGTGGATCTCGTAAAGCCAATCGCGTTCGTCGTAATCCTTTTCATTAGCCCATTGTTCAATAATCTCACGTGGCGGCACCATTTTGTTGGCGCTAACAAATTGGTCAGTCATGGTGTTAGTTGATCGGACTACTGGGTCTTGGGCGTAGCGGGCATGTAGTAAGCGCAGATGTGCGCTCGCTCGTAGTTGAGGTTTGCCGCCCATGACAGGAGAACATTGTCTGGGATTGGTGCAGTGTGTCTGAGGCAATGTTGCTTTGCGGGGCAGCCTGTGCCGTGACAGCGTGTGATGTCTTTGAGCATTAGTGATGTTGACTACTGGGCTTCAAGCTCGGCGGCGATGGCGAGGAGGTTTTGACGCACGTCTTGCATTGTTTCACCGTAAATGTCGTTGTCCTCATGCCAAAACTTTGGCACTACTTGATCCGCAGCAGCACGCAGGGCGGCAACGGCATTGGCACGAGCCCAATACCGCTCTGGACCCGTTGAGTTTTCTGTGTGCAGGGCATCCAGCACTGCCTGCGCGGCGGGGCTCAGTGGGGTGGTGTCAGTCATTGAGTAGACCTCCATCAACGAGAGCATCACACCATTCCTTGAATGGCGCCTCGATCTGAGCCATGGCTTTGTTGTCCACGGCGCTTGGATCGCGGATCATGGCAATGGCAAGGCCAAGAGCATCACCGAGGCGATTCTCAAGGCTGTTTAGTGGCACAAATTTGAAGTCAGTCATTGATTTACTTGGTCATAAAGAGCATTGACAATGATGCCGCGATCACCGGGGTAGAGATCAAAGGGAGTTTCGTTAAGCCACAAGGCCACCGTGCGGATCGCAGCGCGGGCTTCTTCCTCCCAGTTGATGGGTTCATCGTCTCGACCGATGGCACGGGCTACCTGATTCACCAGCGAATTACCAACTTGGTTTGAAGTAGAAGTTGGCGTCATGCCAACCCTAAAATCGGGCGTCAGCAATGCCTTTAACTCTGCCTGTTGCTTTGCAGTAAGTTTCAGAGGTTTGCTGATCTGGTGGACTTTTGATGCTTGGCGTTCAGCAGCTTCTAACGATTCAACCCGGCTAAATAAAGCCACAATGTTTGAATTCGTTTCGACAATGTGCTTTTGAACCGTATCTTCTAGCGTCTTGACCCTGGCGCGGAGTTCAAGGATGCAGGTTTGAGGAGCGTAGCCGTATTCATCAGACCAATGCGCTATTTCGGCCCATTGCTTGGGCGTTGCTGTGTAATCAGCCATCGAGTTGCTCCAGTGCGCGGCGGATGATGTTTTCGTGAGCAGCATCAAGACGATCTGAGGCGTCGTCTAAAACTGCAAGCGCTTGCTCCTTCAAGCTCGGCGGCTTGGGGCGACGGGCGGCGCGGAGTTCGTCGCTGAATTCGTGGTGAATCCACTCTTTGGCTTTAAGCCACTCACAGCACGCCTCCAGCTCCTGATCAGCGCCCCAGCGGGCGGCTTGGGTGCAGATGAGCTGCTCGTAGTTCGCCGGGTAAGCTCCGATGCAGTCATGCGAGCAAGTGTTCTCCAGCCACTTTTCCACCAGCTCAGGGGGCGGTGTAATCGGGTGTTCTTGAGTCATTGTTGAATTTGTTGTTGTTGTTGTTGGAACTTAAAAGTGTGATCAGGTACTTAACCTTTTACAACGCTCATAAACAAAGGAGAATCCAGGAACAAGTTGAGCTGCTGCTGGCGCTGAACCGTCATCTGTAGCAAGTGCATCACGCACCCGATCTTTATCAGGTAAATCCTCTTGCTTTACATCTACAACAGTGTTGTCTTTAATGCGCGTTATTGTCGTGGTCTTACGCAAACCAAACTCAGTCTTATCTTCCTCCTCCCAGTGTTCAAAGTTATCTACAAGACGTGGCTTAACTCTACGAATCGTAGCTTGATATTTAGTACCAGTTGGCTTGTTATCAATCAGATTCTGTTGATAAGCAAACTTAACAATAGAAACCATCTTTTCCCGGTTCTTTTTCCATGCATCTAGGTTTTGTTTGATCTCATCCATCTCTGTTTGTAATGCTTCAATATAAGCATCACACTTTTTAATCATGCCGATGATGGCATCAAACTTGGACTCCTGGCGAGAAGCCAGATCGTGAAGGTGCTGCTCCAGCATGGCCCGCTCATCCTCAGGGATGTCAGGCATATCCTTCAAAAAGCTGATGTGCTGGATGGATTCAGCAATTTGGATCAGGGAAAGCTTGTCAGCCATGGTGAGTAATGTCGTGGTGTGCAATCAGGACTGTTTAGCGCGGGTGCTGTTCATCAATGCACCCAGGCTATGAGAATAGAGTGAAAGTTTAAAAGGTGGATCTTGGGTCAGCGCATCCGTAAAGGTTTGCCAGCAAGCTCCGGTTGGCATGTGGTTACTGTCATAGACAGCTTTTTCTTTCCAACCACCAACGGGTAACCATTGACCACCTGTTTTTACGCCGTCATAAGTAACGCGATACAGTAACAAACCGCGACGATGATCAAAATAGTAAACACACATTCTTGGATTGTATTCTTTATCGCTCTGCCTGGATTCAAACCGAATTGCATGAAGCATCATGTTGGCAGAACACCATTGTAAATGTTTACAAATGGGCTTAAATTTTATGTCGGTATAAGTAGAGAACTCATCGGAAAGTTCATGCCTGTGGACATGCATTTGATTCCATGATTCACAGCTGCACATCTCTTCTTTCTCCATGACAAAGTACAACTTCTGTACTCCATCACGGTCTGTTTGAATCCGGGGCGGGCGTCCCAGCAAAGGCTCCAGCGCATCAATGGCTTGGGACGGACCGTAATCCAATGCTGCAACAGGTGTTCCTTGCCAAGGACGACTGCTCAATGCCTGGCTCCAAACCTTGTAATCAAAGTAGGAAGGGGTGCGCGTGCGGTGCTCCCAGAAATTTTTAAGGATTTTTGCCCTCTCTATATAGAGTTGGGTGTCAGTTAACTGTAAACAAACCAGATCATCTTCAAGTGAAATAGATTGAATATCAGTGGCTTGTAGAACTTTGAATTTATCTGGATCTTCTTGATAAAGAGCATCAATAATTCTTCTACGTCCATACACAAGACGTTGAGCATCAGAAAGTAGCGCTTCAGTTACGGTCATTACGGTCAGGTGGTGTGTGCAGGAGCAGTTTTAAGACTTACTCCAGGTCTAGAAATCAACCTTTTCCTTGCCCGCGATAGGCTTTAGATTTTTTAAATGAGCCACGCTTGCGTCGGCCATGACCAATAGAGGTCCGCTTGGGCACGGACTCTTTGTGAATGGTTCCTGTTAAGGATTTCTTTGCCATTGTAGCTGAGAGCTGAGAAGCCAGTGGCAGTCTAGGTTCTTAGCCTGTGGTGTCAAGCACAGTAACAATGATTACTTGACATTAAATGTTGAATGTTTAGACTGAACATTATGCCATGTCAATAATGTCTGGCTTTGAATTAATTGAATTTAAGTTCAGCCCTGATGACTTTAATCTTTCTTTAGAAGATGAGTTTCTTCAAGCAAAAATTGCAAAGGAATTAGAAGCTGTTACTGATCCAGATGTTTTAAGAGCAGGAGCACTGAAACTTCTTCAGCTATCTGTACAACGCCAGGCCATCATTAGAAATTTAATCGCACGGCTTGCCAACCTGGAGGCAGATGTGATCAAGACCTATTACGAAGAATAAAAAACCGCCCCCGAAGGAGCGGTTGAACATTCCAGGAGCAGTTTAGATCAGAGTTCGATCTCTCCGGTCTCAGGATCCCGTGCGCCGGTCAGCACACGAGCACTGGATCCAGACGATTCAACAGGAGGCAGGGAGAAATCCAGGCCAGGCTTGATGGCGTGGTAACCAATCTCCTTTTCACATTGCTGGAAGAAGGACTTGGCATACACCTCAGGCGGGCAGGTTTCCCACACTTCCTCAATGAAGTCAATATCATCGTCACCCTTGGGGAAGAAGGACTCGATGTTCTTAACCGTGGGAACAACCCATTGCTTAGGAAACGCAATCCAGCTCTTGTTGTTCTCGCCATAAAGCTGAGAACCAAAGGTGGGAGTGAAGATTGCAGCAGCTGCTTGCTTGGGGTCAAAGCCAGCACCGCCTTTCAGACCAGCAAATTCAGCAAAAGCAGACTCCAGCTGCTCGATGAAAGTGCCGTAAGCATCGGTAAACAGGTTGGAAGCACCACCGTGGATGGAGAGGAGCAGCGGTTTCTTGTGAACCGGAGTGCCCTTCTCATCAACAAGGAAGATCAGAACAAGGCGACGACGCTTGTAGGGCGAAGGCTTATTGGGATTCTTCTCTTGCCAATCGTCATAGAGAAACGAATCACGAGGATAGATTCCTTCGATGCCGCCCTTCTCGGAGTTCTCGATAAAGGTGACATCTTTCCTGAAACCGCAGTGCAGCACTACCATGCGGGGAGTCTTAAAGAAGATTCCTTTGTTGCTGTCACCGTTGTTGTAGGTGTGCTCATACTCCTCAGCATCAGGGAATTGATCGGGAGTACCAGTCCACCCAATACGGGCCAGCACAGTGTCCTTCAGAAAGAGACCGCACTGGCTCTTGTCATTCAGGATCTGGCAGTTGCAGAAGTCACGCAGGACACCCTGGTACTTCTCAATATTAAGGTAGCGGTCCAGTACAGACATTACGTTCGTTGCGTTTGGATGGTCCTCAGAGCAGGAGTTGCACCTGCACAACGGGTTGGCTCCACTGGCGCTGACCTGAGGATGAAAAGGTTGCAGTAGCACCTGCAACCCTTGGTTCTTCGCCTCCCCTACCTTAGCTAAGGCAGATGGATTGAATTCATTGTTACGTATTACTTTTTCTTATCAGAAAGGAACATCGTCACCGTTGATACCGGCTGGTACGTCCTGCTGCAAAGGAGGCAGTTGCACAGAGGACTGATAAGGCTCCGCTGTTACAGCTGCTGGCGACTCAAACCGATTGCCAGTGTTGACAGCCCGCAGCTCATTCTGTTCTTCCTTCTTCTTGTTCTTACCAAAGAAGGCATAGGTACCACTCTTCACGCGGACCTGATACATACCACGCTGCTGACCATCCTGTGTGGTCCAGGTGTTGTAGCGGAGCACGCCAGACACAGCGATCTGCCGTCCCACATGGAGGTTTGCAGTCATGCGCTTAGCATCATCACCCCATGCTTCCATGCGGAACGCAAGGCTGTCATCCCAAGTGTGGCCAAGGATCTGCTGCGCTGGAGCTGAGCACATCAGCGAGAAAGTAAACAGATCTTCCTTGTTTTGTTCTGGAATAAATCCCACACCACCAGCAAGATTAACCTGATTAACTACGAGGTTAGGGGGAGCAATCTGAAACACCTGGTTAGGAACCAAGTACATCTTGTAATCTTGACGGTTGGGATACAACCGACCTCCAACTAATAATGTTGCACCAGGTTGAAACACATCAAAGGTTTCACCTGCAGCTTTATTAGGTACAACAAGTAGAGGAACTTGTGCACCTGAATTACCTACCTTTGGAAGATTGATTTGCACAAAACGCAAACCATTATCCATAAATTTCTCACCGGCATAAATACCAGTGGCAAGCAGATTGTTCATGATTAGGAAGTGGGATCAATGGTGTGGTACTCTACCCCGGCTTCAGCAAGAATTTTGCTGGCCAGTATGAAGTTTTCTAACCAACGCTCAGGGATTTCGGAACCGCCATCCACATAGATGGCATTAATACCTGCGTTGATAAGTACAGCAGCACAGCGAGAGCATGGATTGAAAGTAATGTAAGCGTTAGCGCCTTCAGTACTGACACCGTGAAGTGCAGCTGTTGTGACTGCATTAACTTCAGCATGAACAGTGATTTCATACTTTTGCTCACGATCAATGAGTCGGTTTAGGTCATCACTAATGTTCTTAGGAAATCCGTTATATCCAACACTTAAAACTTTTTTGTTGTTGGTTAGTACACAACCAACTTGAGTGGATGGATCTTTACTCCAGCTGGCGACTTGCCTAGCCAACAAGGTAAAACGCTGGTGCCACTTATGCTCTTCAGGGTTCATGCCTGTTTTGCAAAAGCTGCTTCAAGGCGATCCAAGATGGCATCTTCGATTGCTACCTGGCGCGTGATTAAGACTGAGATGAGATCGCTGAGATCATCGCTCATATCTTGAAGTTCCTCCATGGACATGTCGTACAGGGAGGCTTTAATAGCACTGATGCGTTGGGGTTCCATGAGAAGGTGGGCACCGTGTGTACTGTACTTACTTCTTCTAGAATGGCAAGGAGAAAAGAGTCTTAAGAAGTGGTTACGTATTTTCAGGACACGTTGTTCTTTAACGCAGGAGAGCTAACAGCGCCTGGAACAACGCCACCTGTGTCTGTGTATGAAAACAATTACTTCTCCACCAAGAATTATTCTTTGGTAGCTACCGTCAGCAATATTGATACAAATGTTGTTGTTCGACTGGATGGCAGCATTGATGGAACGCACTACGGACCCATCATTTCAAATACCATAACTGAGAACGGAACCTTTGTTTATAAAGCCAGCAACATCCCTGTGAAATTTGTTCGCGCTAACTTCTACAAAGAAACTGGCGGAACAAATGCTATTGTACGTCTTAGCTTCTCGGCGCAGTAATCATGGCAACCGTTATTGAAAGAGATGACAATCTTTATGAGGTTGTCAAAGTACTAAATCCTGATGATCAGGTACTAAATGTAGCGATAACAGCTCCATCAGGTGGAGGCAGTTCAATAGCAAGTGATGCTTTTGGACGGTTAAGGATGTCACAACCCTTAACTTTGTTTGATTCTAGCCATCGCTATAACGATAATGGTTTGTGGGCAATAAATACAGCAAGTGGTGGGACAACATCGTTCAGTACTAGCGAAGGTTTAGTTAATTTAAACGTAACAACAACGTCAGGATCAAAAGTATATCGAGAAACTACTAAGGTTTTCTCATACCAACCAGGTAAAAGTCTTCTTGTATTAAATACTTTTGTATTCAATCCTGCAAAACAAAATTTACGTCAACGTGTTGGATACTTTGGAAATGATAATGGTATCTACGTTGAATTAAATGGTTCAACCTTATCTTTTGTTGAAAGAAGCAGCGTCACTGGATCCGTAACAGAAACACGTGTAGCCCAGAGTAACTGGAACGTAGATAAATTAGATGGTGAAGGTCTTTCAGGACTGACTCTTGATATTACAAAAGCACAGATCTTTTGGATGGATATTGAGTGGCTTGGTTTAGGAACAGTTCGCTTAGGTTTTGTTATCAATGGTGTATTTATTCACTGCCATTCTTTCCATCACGCCAATATAATTACTTCAACCTATATCACAACAGCATCTTTACCTTTACGCTATGAGATTGAAAACACAGGAACAACTGCAAGTAACAGTACATTAAAACAAGTTTGTTCTTCTGTTGTTTCCGAAGGAGGCTACGAACTTAGGGGCGTACAACAAGCAATTGGTACTCCAATTACAACTCCTGTTGACCTAACAACAGCAGGAACCTACTACCCCCTGGCGTCAATCCGGCTTAAAACATCTCCTAATCGTTTAGATGCCATTGTTATTTTGACAGCTCTTTCATTGATTGGGATTACAAACAATGCAACATATAACTGGAGAGTTGTTGCAAGTGGTACAACAACAGGCGGAACGTGGGTTAGTGCAGGAACTAATTCTGCAGTAGAATATAACATTACGGGTACAGGATTTACCCAAGGAACTGGACGAATCTTAGCCAGCGGTTATACCATTGGCGCTAACCAAGGATCTACTCCAGTTGACATTCTTAAGGAAGCTCTTTTTACTTTCCAATTAGAAAGAGAACCTTTTACATCTACACCCTACGAGCTGACTTTAATTGCAGCATCTGATGTTAGCGGTGCAGACATCCATGCTTCTCTAGATTGGGAGGAAATTAGCCGCTAATGTCTAAACCAAAGAACAAAAAATCCGCTGCAACTGCTAAGCAAAATGCTAAGCAGAATAGCGGTAATGCCAATGCTCGTAAAGCTAAGAACGGCGGAAAGAAAAAGTAATTTAAAATTAAAGTAGGTTAAAAAATACAATGCCTTTTCCTAACTGGCTAAGCGGCGGCTTTCAAAAAGTTTATGGAGCCGTAGATAAAAACTTAGCGGGAGGGCTGCTCCCTGGTGGAGCTGATAGTCCTTATGTAGGACAGTCTGTAAACCGTAGAAAAGTAGAAGAAGCACAGAATTTTGCAAGAGAAGTTACAGGAGTTAACGCAGCTCGGTCTTTACTAAATCAATCAGCTTCATTAGGAAGTGAAACACTCAATAAATTAAGAGCAAATCCTGCAACACAAGTTCCTTTATCAACCATTGAAAAAGTACAAGAGTTTCTTAATCCAAAACTAAGAACACCTGTAAACTTTACCGGTTTTATAGACCATCCTGATGCTTTTTTCGATAATGAAAATCGTGTCAATGTTCAAGGAGTTTTGTCTGATGAAGCACGTGCAAAATACATGCAAGATCTTGGAAAATTCGATGAAAAAATATCACCTATTATGCAGGATCTTCAAAGCCTACCTTGGGGCAGCAAACCTGAGTTAGATGAACGTTTCAATAAATTAATGGATGAAAAACCACAACTAAAAAATTATGCTAGATATTCAGCACCGGTTACTTTGCATGAGTTTGGACACGCTCTTAACTTTGCTGATCCAGGTCTTGCGCAAAAAGAACGCAACTTACGATATGGAAAACAGTATATTGAACCAGGAACTATCAGTGGTTTAAGTGCAGGCAGAAATTCTCAAGATGAAAACAGAAGTTTATGGCAAGCTGGACTTGAAGGACTTTTAAGCAATGTAACTTCTCCTGGCATAAGACACACGCTTGCAGAAGAAGCATTGGCAACTCGTAACGCTTTTAGATTAGCAGGTGAGCTAGGTTTACCTAAAGGCCGTCGTTTACTTGGTGGCGCATTTGCAACTTATGCAGGACCACCAGCAACGCGTGGTTTTACTGAAGGAGTTATTGGAGAATTAGCTGGTCGCGGCGCAGAAAAACTTGCAGATGTTGTCACAGATTATGTGATTGATCCTGTTGTAGATCGCTTTAGAGGAAGTGATTACAGTGGGCTAGAGCAAAGCTTGCGTCAATATGGATACGATGAATCTAAACATCGCTTGAAAGGAACAGGATATGGTGGTCCTTTCCAAGTTGAATCTAAGTAATCAGTGAGTTTCTTGCCAGTTCTTACCTGTCCTGGCTTCACCAGTAAGTGGACACTTCAACTGAAAGTACTCACCAGATTTACGGAACGAATCAATAGCTAGCTTGGTATAAAGATCAACGTACTCAGGCTTAACTAAAGCCTGATATTCATCGTGTACGTGTGCAACAAATCCCCAGTCCTTTGCAAAGACTAATCCTTCATTAGTTAAATCATCATAAAGAATTGTTGTTGCTTTCTTTACCGCAATCGCTCCCGTCGATTGGAGGAGTTGGTTGAGGGCTGAATGTTTAGAGCGAATCTGTAACCGTCTGCCGTCAATACCAGTAAGATAACCGCGTTGCGTAATGCGTTCTTCGATGAGATCTTTAAGCTTCTTGATAGCAGGTAGATTCCGATAGAACGTATCAATGGTTTTCTTACCCTGCTGGTACTGGGTATTTTCACCTTCGTCAGGAGAAATAATGGATCCAGTCTTTTTTGCACCGCCACCATACAAGATGCAATAAATAAGCCGCTTCGATAGATCACGGGTAGCCTTGCTGATCTCGCCTACACCATCGTAGATCCCAAAGAGTTTGGCATTGTATGTGTGGATATCAAAACCCTCAGTGCTGACTAGCCTGGCGTACTCACCATCATCAAAGTAAGCAAGCCAGGAGCCTAGCGCCCTGAGTTCGAGTCCAGAAGCATCAGCACCAACCAACAACCAACCATCAGGAGCATAAAACAGAGCCCTGCACTCAGCTCCAAAAGCGTGACCAACACTGGGGACTTGGGCCATGTTGGGCCGTTTGTGGCTACATCTGCCGCTAATGCAAGTGTTAGTAATAACTTCGCCATGAATACGGCCATCGTTATAGATCCTGCAATGGTTTAACCACGCTTCCTTCCCCTCTGCGATTTGACCAAGCCTTTTGTTAAAGAGTTGGTACTCAGCCAACAACTTAGCTTCTGGATATTTCTGACCAAGAGATTCCAGAACGTCATCATCCACCTTGGGCTTACCCTTTTTCGTGGATTCAAATGTAATCTCAGGGTACTTAGCTCGTAGCCGCTGCGAGATCTGTGTCCTGGAGGCAGGATTGAATACTGTAATCTCTGTTTTAAGTTGTTTGCCAGTCTTTTCCGACCAGCGTTCTTCCTCGATTGGCGGGAAGGTTGTTTGCAGTTCATCCTCAAGCTCAGAGCGTCGAGCTTTGAGCGTGTTGACCAACGCATAGGCTGCCTTTTCATTGAAGGGAAACCCAAATGTTTCCTGCTGCATCATGACCAGAGCAAACTCATGCTCTAGTTGCTGACACCTGGGGTCAAGCTGTTGGCAGGAAAGATATTCATATAGTCTAGTCGATACTTCTACGTCACCTTCACAATATGTTTGCATTGTAGGAGTCCATCTTTCCCACACATCTTCTACTTCATCGTTATCTTTTTTACTTTCTTCTTTGAAGTTAATCTTGCTTACGCCAAGGCGCTCACCCCAGGCTGCTAAGCTGTGGCGACCAAAGTATTTACGTGGGATATGTGAAAACTTAGCAGCATCAACAGGCTCTAACTCGGGCCACATAACCCTACTAACAACTAACGTATCGTAATATTCAACATTAGGTTTAAGTTGTAAGCTTGGATATATTTTTTTAAGGGCAGGTATATCAAACTTGATAACGTTGTGCCCAACAATTAACGTGGCTTCTCTTATAAAATCAAGGGCCATCTCAAGGCTGTGATAACCAGGTTGATCAGCACAGCTAATGATGTTACCTGTATCTAGATCACGCAGAACAATACAATGGATCGTGTCCATCACTGGCAACAATCCATTACTCTCAAGGTCTAGAACAAGTCTCATACTGAGATCACCTTAGAAGAATTTCTTGTACAGTCGTGCCACATTAACAATCTCAAGATCGCCTGTCATCTCTTTATTCTGAAGCATTTGTAAAACATTCTTAGCTTCAGTCAGGTCTGACAAGCATATCGCTTTATTGAGTACTTTTGTACTGCTCACATCTTGCAGGACCACGCCATCTTTCTCTGGCGTCAGACACAACACCTGAGACAGATCATAGTTACAAAGAACATAACCGTGTTGCATATCACCCCTCCTCTTGTTGAGGAATGGCACGCATCAAAAAGATGTCCAGTGCAATGTGCAGGAGCATCGGTGCCATGATCAGTGACTTACTAGGAAGACCACCGAATAAAGAAGCAAGTTTATCGGAAAGATCTGTTTTATGAAGCTCCTGAAACTCAATGGATAGCATATGAGCTATGCTGAGCAGGAAATCTTCTAGATCTTCATCAGGACTTTTCAGCTTCTCAACAATCTCCCATAATTCGGGATCTTGTTGGATAGCAATGATAAGATCGTCCACGCCATGACCTATAGAGTATCCCGAAAGCGTAGCACTACTACGTTTAAAATCAATGATCAGTATTGCAAACTCTTTTTAACACCAGAGTTTTGCTTTACCGGTAATCATTGGGTGTGGCGTGTAGCTTATGCTATTAGTAAATCAAAACGACAACTTAACGATTGGTATCGAAATAAAAAAAACAAACGTGCTAGCAACATGCGTAGCCACCTAACAGGCAAGGGTGGTTTCAAATCAATCAATCGAGGCTTTAAACACCTGTTGTTAGCACGCTGGCAAATAGAACCTGGTGACTGTCTGTACTTAGATTGCACTTCAAGGCATCCAGAAAAACAATTTAAAGCATGGTCCAGGTGGTTGGCATACCACCCGGACTGGTTAGTAGATTGGGAAGCCTTAAAGTTTTGGTGGCACAGACCACCGTACGCTTCTGAACCGTTGTATGAGTTAGGGGAAATTATTGGAGTGGTTCCGGCAGATCCTCTAGCCCCTGCGGTGGACGCTGGATACTTTGAATGTTTTCTGTTTCATCCGTTTCCTGGAGTCCTTGAAGATATGCTTCAATCCAAGGTTGAAATAGACTGTCAATCAAACCAGGCTCAACAACATTACAAAGTTGATAATAACCAGAACGAAGAGAATCAAGAGAGTCAGCATCGCCAACCTGGAGAAGGTGATCAAACATAGCAGCAAGCCAGCGATTGGGCTCGCGCCTGGGGTCAAGCAGGTTGCTCATATCCGATTAGAAGGTTCAGTGTCCGAAAGGATACTGGCTACTATAAAGGACAGGTTGACAATAACAAGGTAACCAACCGGAAGCGTAAAGTTAAATAGAAAGATGATATTAATAAGAACCCAGACTAGAAAGACGTAAGTAGAAATCATTCAATTTCAATGATGACTCGACGCAAACAACCACGGTTGTCACGTTGAGCGTAAACAACAAATTCTCCATCCCCCATTTCAGTATCAACAGAAGTAAACAGATTCCAATGAGGAAGCTGAACAGTATCTGCGTTCGATACTTCAAGATGAGACGGGTCAACAAGAGCGATTGAACCGGAATCACAGGCTACTGTTCCTATGATCTTGGGTTTGCATAATACGGCCATGGTAAGGTTTTTGTAAAGCACATAGAACCTATTATACCAAGGGGCCGTAGAAGAACCACGTCAGGCCCTGGGGAGCAGAAGTTTTTGTGGTTTCCTTCTGCTGGTAAGTGAACAGCCCTGCCGTGTAGCTATCGGTGGGGTTGCGCCCCTGCAAAAATTTTTAACAAAAGAGGATCCCGTTCACGGGTTTTAAATGAGGGTCGGCCCCCATTCCTCTTTCTGCTTCATCGTTGACATCACAGCTTCCACTCTGTGATATCAGGTATCCAGTTACGCCTGAAAGTAACCGGACGTTCTCGCGGCCACGAGGGTCTGATCAGAACCAAAGAAATTATAAAGTACTAACAAACAATTGTCGAGCCACTGGAGCTGGCTCTGTCGTGAGGTAGTCATCAGTGGTCTTAATGATTTCCTCGTAGGCACGGAAAATCCGATCACCGGACTTCAAGAGATCTGCAACGACATCATCAGATGCAGTGTTGTGATGAACAATGTACTGAAAGCTGCGACGACCAAGATCCACGCCGTAATGAGAACAAACCAGATAAGCAACTGACTCAGCTTCCAGTTCTTTGATGGAGGAAGAGTCATGTTCCTGGTACTCATCACGGTTGTGAAGGATGGCGTGACCTAGCTCATGAGCCATGACACTGACAGCAGTGATCTCATTGATTTCAGAGCTGATCTCAATCTTGCTGGCGCGGCCCTGATTGGCAAACCAGCAGCGGCCTAAAGCAGAACCAAGATCAGCTGCAGAACAACGCTGCACCTCAACGCTACGGCGCTTTGCGACAGCAACCATACCATCCATGACATGCGAGGAAATGTCTCCCTCTAGCTGTGCCATCATGCCAGTGGTGTCTGGTTCAGGGATTGGATCTCCCTCTGTTTGATGATGGTCATAGACCTTCACCCCACGAAAGCGAATCGGCACTTGCTCTGGCGTTCCATCCGCACGACAGAGGACCTGTCCATTCTCATCTGTCTTCTTAATGAGTACTGGAGCAAGGATCCAGATGGGATTGGTGAACTCACCTTTCTTAAGTTGCCGATTGAACTTATCGTTCCACTTCCTGGCACCAGCAACAAATGGACTAAACGCCCATCCACGCTTGTGCTGCGCCATCATGATCAACAACTTATTGTTGAAACTATAGTCATGTATGCACCGTATAGCAGAAAGAAAACCAGTCCAATCTTTAGAATCAAGAACAGATTGAATGCCATCCTTCAAAGCTTCAAGCGCTTTTTCAGGAACTTTAGGTAGTTTGTTGTCCATCGTGGTGTGTGCAAATACAACAAAGCCTGGGACTTACTCCAAAGGATGCCCAGGAAATTAAGTGTTACTAATTGTTTATACTTTATTCTTTAGATTGTCCATTCTTCAGTGCCGCCAAGAGCTTCTGCAATCGTAGGAAACTGACCACAGAAAATTTTCTTAGCGTCCTTTGCAATCTGCATGTGTTCCATTTGTGTACCGTGCTTTTCACGGAGAGCAATGTAAGTAATCCATGAACGCAAGGACCCATTCATATAGATACGGGTTGGAGAAGCAAGCGGAAGAATGTTACGTGCACATTCTTTTGCGACACCTGAACTCACCATCTCTTTATACAGATGTTCAGCTTCTTCAAAAAGAGTACTGATGCGCCGGTAATACTGACCGGTCATCTCCGCATCAAGATCATCAACAGAATTCTGTCTGTTCTTTGTATCCTGGCGACGCAGGTGCGGCACATAAGTTGAACCTAACAGGTTGATGTCTGCGTAGCGTTGACTGAATTCCTGGAAGGAAAACGAACGGTGACGGATGATCTGCGCTGAGATTGCACGCGTTGTGTGAATCTCTACGCACATGTTTGCCATTTCAAATGGCGACCAGTGAGCATGTTTAATTAGATAATGGAGCAACTTAGGAGCAGTCTCCATGTTGTTCTCATTGGCTGGCGCTGAAACGCGAGCCATCTTTGTGATCAGTGCTTCGGCATCTGGCGTTGCCCAAACAAGTTCAACAATGCTCATCGGTTGGCTGATTCGTCGTCAACCAGCATACAAGAAAGACACGAAACTAAATGTTCAATGTCATCCTTTTTTAAGAAATCAAACGTAACGACAAGAGAACCACTACAGATAGAGAATGAGTATTCATCTACTAAAGGATCAAAAGCTCCTGTAGCCTGAATCTTGTCACTCACTTATGGGATCAACAGGTGGTTCCGGTGGTTTCGGAGTGATATAAAAAGTAAGAGTATAAGGATCCCAGTTTAAAACTTCTGTTTCAGGGTTGTAAGCAGGTTCAACGTACGGACCAGTGTATCCAGCATCTGCAATTTCTTCTGCTGTAAATGTAGATGGATCTGTACGTGTAGAACCATCGCTTAAACGGATACGAAAAGGTAAAACCTGGGGCCAACAGGTATGGTAAGAGTAGAGCATCATGCAAACCTCAACGAGAATTGGTACATACCTTGAGTGCTGTCAGATAACACAAACATGCGAGTGCCGTCAGGAGAAACGCGGACGCCCCATGGAGTGCTTGCTGTTCCAGTTAATCCAAGCAAAGGAATTAACTCAACTGTACTAAGTGTTGCTGTCGTTAAATCGTTCGGAGATGTAAGCGTAATTTGTCGAACTTGCCTGCCGCCCGCAGGGTTTGCTGCATTGCTATCTAGTGTCACATAAATCCGCAATCCATCTGCAGTTACATGAATGCCATAACTTCCAGTAACTGAAAAACTTTGGGATAACGTTGCCGTGCCTAATTCATAGGCGGTTGATAACGTGTATTTGCGGACGCTATTACTGCCGCCAGTTAAAAACAAAAGTGTGCCGTCGCTGTTAATATGAAGACCTCTTGGTGTAGTTTCAGTACCGCCAACATAAGTAAAACCTTTTGCGGTGCCAGTATCCCAAGCTGTACCTAACTGAATTTCATAAACACAGTCATTGGTGCGACCTAGGACATAAATCTCAGTGCCATCGTCTTTGAACGTGACGCCCGTTGGAGCAGGCTCAAAACCAATCGAGAGTGACTTAGAAAAAGAAATTGTTGACACGTTCCAGGCAGTAGACAGCGTGAACTCACGCACGGCATCATTGGCTTGACCTATAACGTACATCTTGGTGCCGTCGTCCTTGAACCACAAGCCACTCGGTGCAGTCTCTCCTACAGTGGCAGAGACACGCAAGAATGTAGCGGTGCTGACATCCCATGCCGTGCTTAGGTCATACTCATTAACATCGTCACCTGTTGATCCTATGACGTACATCTTGAGGCCGTCAGGCTTAAAGAACACATCACTAGGGTTTATTTCTTCTGTGCCAACTGCTTTGCTTTTACTGGCATAACTTGCAGTAGCAATGTCCCAAGCGGTACTTAACGTGTATTGATACACCGTGTCGGTAGTTGCTCCGACCATGTAAAAAGTCAAGCCATCACTCTTGAAGAAAATGCCCTGTGCGTTGGTATCTTGAGTGTTTACACTAAAGCTCTTAGTGGAATAAGTAGCTGTGCTGACATCCCACGCAGTGCTCAGTGTGTATTGATACACTATCCTACTGGTGTTACCTAAAACGTACATCTTGGTGCCACTGTCACCAAAGACGAAACCCTCTGACGATAGATCTTGCGTGCCAATGTAAACCCTCTTTACATCAACCGTGGCCGTAGCAAGGTCATAAGGCGTAGATAACGTACACGACCAGACGGTAGCACCAGCCCGTCCAGTAAACCACAGACGGGTGCCATCGTTGCTAATTGCAAGTCCATTACAGTTAAGGTCCCAATCACCAACTACCAGGCTTTTACCTGAATAGGTGATGGTTGAAAGATCCCAAGGCGTCGAACATTCGTATTGAAATATGATGGCTGTTGTTCTAGTTCCAGTTACGGATACATAGACATACCGGCCATCACGACTGACATCGAAACCGTTTTCAATACCAGAACTTGCCAGCGCGTTGAACACATTGTCGTAACCAAAGCGGCTTACGTACTTTTTGGCATCTTGCAACGCTACTATGTCATCAGCTTGATAAACTCCTGATGCTCGTTTGCTGTCTGTGCCGCCAATAACTCCGAGTCTCATCAGCTAATATCCTCGTAACCGATAACAAGAACTAAATCACTATTTGCACTAGCTTGTGCACGAAGACTATCTCCTTCTTCAAGATAGAAATAAGTTTCTTTTGTGCTGAGAACTTGTGTACTATCAGGTGCTACAGCAATTGTAAAAGCAATATAACGATCTGTAGTACCATCAAAAATAGAAAGACTAATATCAGCAGCATTTACACCATCTACGTTGGCGCAAAAAATACTATTGATCTTTAATACTTTATTGCTTGCAGCAGCGTTACTTAGTGCTGCAGCTAAGGTGGTTGTAACAGCATAGCGAGCTGTCTTACCTGTGATTGTTGTAGGAGATTTTAAATTAGGTGCAGCCATTAGAAGATCATTCCAGCAATAACAGGGTCAACAGTAACGCTACCACCGCCACCAGTAGCTGTGATTGTGGTGCCAGAAATTGATAGACCAGAGCCAACAGTTAAGTATGTCAGCTTGCTATCACTATCATCCCAAAACACTATTTTATCAGAGCCTGCATCGTCAGCACTGATAGTACCTGAGCTAACAGAAATAATATCTGCAATTGAAACAGCAGCAGATGTTACTTCAGAAGTTAAGGTAGTGCCACTGATAGTTAAACCTGTGCTTACCGTAAGATAAGTTAGTTTGCTGGCACTATCATCCCAAAAGACAATCTTGTCAGAACCTGCATCGTCAGCACCGATGATGTTAGAGCTTGCATCAAGCACATCAGCAGCAGAAGCAGCAATCGTGACGCTACCTCCTCCACCGCCTCCGGTTGAAACAATATCTAAGTTACCAGTGAAAGGATTATACTGATAAGCCACAATCAACTCCTAGTAATAGTAAGAAGATTGTTCAGACCATCATAGGTTAAAGTCAAAGTAGCAACCGTAATACCACTGGAGCCACCCTCTTTATAGGTAATACCAGTTACGTTGCCACTTGTATATGACAAGCTAACGTAATCATGTGCAGGAACAAGAAGTCCCTGGATTACATTAACTGTGTTTGGCATGTTGTTAAAAGCTGCCATATTCAACCAGTCTTTCTACCACTATACAACGGGGACTGCTGAATCCAGTAGCAGATAACGTTACTCAGTTAATGCGTAATGATCTTGACGGATCTTATCAAATTCTTCTTCTAAACAGATACGCATTTGTGAATGTTGAGAAGGAGTTTTTAATCCGTCCCAAAGAATACTGACGTAGCAAACCCTGCTGGTGCGACCATTGCTTGAAGTCAGTACTTTGATGGTGTTGCCAACCACAACACCACGGCGATGGCTTGTGTACTTTTTAACAATCTCTCGTGCTTCCTTGCGGATAGCAGAGATTAGAGATGCTTTCGGGCGCTCTGCTACCCGATCACCTGGCTGGAACTTCGGTTGAATCGTCGCTGGCTTCCTCGTCATTGGGAAAGAGATCCAAGCTCTCGATGTACTCGCGCATCATGGTAGCAAAAGTTTCGTCGGTGAAATCTTTAATAAAGTTGTACTCAGGATGAGTCTCTTCATCCCACTCAAAAGAAAAGGTGCTGGTCTCCTCGTCAAAGGTAACGGTGAGACCAGCATCAGATGAAATGTCCATAGCAACAACTAGTGTTGCTTTATCTTACTGTTGATCAGTAATACCAAGTGCTTGCTGTAAACACCGCTCATACACCTGGCGCTCACCAGGTTCTAGGTTGGCATTAAACGGTGAGACAGTCTGACCAACGTGGAGCATCCCCATGTTCAGGGTCAGCAGAGAGGTCAGCCAGGGCTTCCCGTTACGTTCAGCAAAGACCAGGAAGGCTTTGTGCTGAAGCACACGGTCGTCATAGCCAGCTGAACCAACGCAATTACGGACTGCCTTGCCCCAGCGGATGACTTCGTGGTTGGTAGAAGGCTGGAACATATGAATGGTTCCAACTTCAGTTTCAAAAGTAACTGGAGACGGAATCAAATCCATAGGTAAGTTCTTCAGTTGGTTATCCAGTTGAAGAGTAATACCAACATAATGATCATGAACTTCTTGAAGACGCCAACGCTTAGGTTCTTTTAAGTATTCAGGATTAGGAGTTACACAATTATCAATATATCGTCTGACTTGCATTAACATATCCATCGTGTCACGAATGGTTGTATCGTAATCACGCTTTTGTTTAATTTCAATCTCTTCTAAAATCCAGTTAGCAAACATCTGTGGAGTAATTTTAGAGCGTAACCACTCCATAAATTCTCCTTTAAAGCCTGGCCTTACATACTCAAGCTTGTAGAATACTCCCCATGTTGACCAGTGAGTAGAGAATTTATACTCAGCAAACTGATTATAAAGATGAATAGAACGATCGTATTCATCAGGGAATACAGTAAGAAAAAGATAGATATAGCTAAGCTTGTGCAACATACGTTCAGTATGTACAGGCTCAGTTAAGATGTTTTGCTTTAAAGTTTCCGCTTCTTTTCTAACTTCGTTTTGATAAAATTTACTATTGATAATGGTGCTGTTAGTTTTGAGATTAAAAGAGTCTTCTGTTAGCGTATAAAGCTTTTGATTAGCCAACCATTCAGCAGGATAAAAAGATTCCTTATCCTTAACATTAAAGTGTTGTTGATAGAAGAACTTACTTGCAGCATAAAGTCCTAGCTGTGTGCGTATACCAGAACGCTCAGGAGGATGTGGCAATTCAAGTTGAGCATTAACTGATCTGATGAAAGAATCAAACGCTTCAAAACGTTCTCGTTCTACTTTGTAGCGTATAGTGAATGGATTTCCTTTTGCAATCTTTAAATCTTTTAAAGATGTATCTGCACGAAACTCTTTGTACTCAGTATCATCAAGAGACTCGTACCAATGTCTAAGAATGATTGGACATTCTTTATTACCAATCGTCCAGCAATACCAATGTTCTGTTTTACTTTGTAAACATTTATCCCATGCAATCAAATAACGAACGTCAACTACGTAATAACGTGAAGAAGCTGATCGGAAACAAAGCTCTTCATAGATCTCGTGGATTTTTTCTACTGTCAGATCAAAAAAGATGTCAGGGCAAGGGAAAGCTAACTTTGTTTTCCGCTTAAGTCTGGCGCCAGCTTCCCTTGGTTCTTTCTTGGGTTTGATTTGTTTAAGAGTCTGGTCGTAATCAACCAGTTTGTTTGCCAGTTGTTCAGGAAGACGGAATTCCATGGTGCAAAACGTGCAAAGAAAAAGCCCTCACTAGGAGGGCAGTGTGTTTTTGAGCCAGGTGCGAACTGTTGTCTCACCCATATCCAACTGTTTGGCAATGGCCCTATAAGTTAGACCTTCCTTTCGCAGCTGGTGACAGATTTGTAATCGAACGTCAGGAGAAGTGTTCTTGACGTAATTACTAACAACTGCATCATCAACATCTGTAAAGAGTGGATGAACAGTTGCCTTTGGTTTTGGTTTAGGAAGAGGCTTCAGCTTTGGAAGATGAACCTCTAAGACACCAGTGATGCGGATGGAGCGTGCACCAGGGTTTAAGCGTAGTGCTTTGTCCTGAGCATCGACTCCATCCTTTGCTCTGATCTTAGAAGCTACAGGCTTTCCATCACCAAACTGGATCAAGATGCTGTAAGTCTTTTCCATCAGATCTTTACATGCTTCCAGCTTTCGTTACGAGCAACGCTACGGATTGTAGCGAAGTGAACGTTATAAGCTTTGGACAGTTCTTCGTACATAGCTTGAGTGCTGTGAAAGCTATTGATAAATTTCTTATCTGACAGAAATAACCGAATTTCACGGACAGTATCTTCTGTCAGCTTAGCCATCCCGTTCAGCTCACCAACACGCTTATCGCCACCAGGAAGGTGCCGACCACGTAGAGGGCTAGTGATCTTACGTTGTGGCTTAGTAACAGTTGTTGCCTTGACCTGAGGCAGAACCTGCTTTAAGGGAGCAGTAATACGGATCCGTTCTTGACCACGTTGTGCAGTCAGAATGATCTGTCCGTCTTGAACATCAATGCTTGGAGAGTCAGCATCGGACAACTCTAGCAGTTGAACAGGTTGGAAATTAAAGGGAGGCATGGCGGGTGTGCAAATGAGGTTGCGCCGTTTGCTTGCAAATACTAGCGACTGTTGTCTAGACTGGCAATGCAGCTTCAGAAAGGGAATCTGAAGTTTGTGTGTGCAAAGCAAAGGGAGTGGACTGGGGTGGTGCCCGGTCCATTTTTTTATCTATGGGATGGTACATATGTATCTATTTAGGTTTAGTTCTATGTTGTATATATCTATATTCTTACGTGGCGGTGGGCCGTTCTCCAAGAGAACCTTTTCTTGATTTATCTGCAAAATAAAATGAAGCTACGCAGCAGTACTGGTAGCCTGTTCAAATAGATTTAATTATTTATTAAGTTATTTATATTGTCTTAATGATTCTCTTGGTTCGTTGTTCAGCAGTCGCTGCGAGTTAAATCTCTTTTGTAATCATAGAGACCACGATAGAAACAACCAGCTACAAATCTTTGAAAATCTGTTTCATCTCGTACAATGCCAAGCCCTTTGAGCGTTGTTAGTAAGCTGGCAATGTCAAGACGTTGATCATCGCTTAAGAAAAGGTAACCTCTGTCAGGCATGGAAATGCAGATGCATTTGTTAATTGTAGTCTACCGAACAGGTTACTAACTAATTGTTAGGAAGATCACATGTCTTCAAAGTAAAGGAATTTCTTAATCTCCTTCTCACTGGCAGAGAGTAACTTCTCGATAGTCTTCAGTTTCTTTTCTGCAGACAGAGCACGATTGCTCCAGTAGGTTAGATGCTGATTTGTTTCAGTCAGTTGTGATTCCAATGCATTTTGAAAGATTGCACTAGGACTGATATCAAAGTTAGATGATTTCCACCTGGCGTGCATCTCATCTGGGATGCTAACGGACAGAACAACGGCCATAAAAAATCTGTGTTACCTCGATACAAGATAACACAGGTTCTTATTGTTCTATTTAATGAGGGTCAGTGCTCAACCCAGTCTAATACTTTGCTTCCACCTGGCGACGCCGTAGAAACCAGAGGAACTGGTTCTGCTACAGCAAGATTGTCGTTGATGAGACGCATTGCGTTGGAAAACTCAATGGCATCATCAAGATTGGGAAAGGCTGGAGCAAAGGTACCTACATCTGCATGATGGATCATGACGATGTAAGCAGTCACAGGAAGTTTCATTGAGATGAAGAAGGTTCCCCAGGACACAGTGACGAGGATGTGCCCTGGAGTGAACTTAAGGTAGCACGAACGGGCCGCTCTTGAAGTAGAGAGTTGGGTTCTCCTTCACAGCTTGGTCAGCTTCAATGTGATTGGTAATTTTGATGACTTCACTCTTGCCGTCAGGACGTTGAGCAAGGATTGCCCAGGCAAGTTTTTCAGCTGGCGACATATTGGATTCCATGGGAGATATTTTCCATCCGGTAATTAATTATGAGGGGCACAAACCTATCCAAGTGCAGTGTCTTGTAAGACTGAAATCCATTGCTACGACAGGGTTTGTAGGCAAACCAGCGTAGCAATGGATGGATAAGAAAACCTTGAGTGAACCTTAAGTTTTGCTTATTATTTTGTGACTACTGGAGTCGGCTAGATCCCATAAGTGAAGTGATGTCTGAGGGTACGGAACAACTTGGGAATGCGTTCGACAAGGGTAGCGACCTGCCAAGGTTTAACAACCCGCCAGCTCTTGAATTTGTACACCTTGTCGAGACTCATGAGTACCAAGATGACGGAGCAACTGTCGTAGATGATGCCAATGACCATCCTGATCTTGCGCCAAACAGTCCAGAACTGTTTTGTTCTGGCGAACTTCTGGTTCCCTTTGTAAAAGTGATGTGCTTTTGTGCGATACATCAGCCCATCACCACGGCTTGAGATGCAGGGAGTAGCAGGACGGTGCGTTGCTTACTGATCTTGCTACGGATAGAAGCAAGAAAGCGTGGCATCTTGTCGCGAAACCAAGCAAGGATAGAAGGTCCGTACTTCTTGATGAATACGGTGATAATCAATCCAGCTGCAAAAAGTCCTGCCAGATTGATTGCTAAAGGGGAACATGCAACAGCACTGATGATGTCGTGACATTCAGGTGCTGTTGGAACAGTTGCTACAACAGGAATTCCTGCTGGCGCCGATTGGATCTTAGGGATGGATGGAATGGAAGGGAGTTGTCCCTGTGGGGTAACCAAACCATTGAGCAGACTGATCTGTCTGAGGTTTGTTAGGTATTCTGCTGGTGAGAACATTGGATGGTGTGCAAAAAGAAGCCGTGATCCAACAACCAATAGGAGGTGGACCACGGCATGAATAGGTTAGGAGCACTGGCTAGGAGCAGATGACTCTTGTTATACAGTGTGATGAGTCTGATGAATCTCAGTCTGCATCTACAGCAGTCAGCTCTAGGCGATCCATCAGCTCGGCTTGAGAGCTGGTGTCTTTGGGGTCAATCCGAGCGATGATGTTATCAATAAGTTCAAGAGCAAGGTCGAGACCCATTTCTTGTTCGCCATGAATACTATCAATAAAGAGAGGATCCTCAAGAAGGTTCGTAAGTTTTGTATGAACACTCTGTAATGCTTCAATGAATTGATTCTGTTTCTGATCAGCTGGAGACTGCCGCATCTTCATGGTTCTAACGTAAACAGTGTGTAGGTTCACTGCAGTGTACACGCAATTAGTTTTTGTCCTCTGGTTTGTACCAGGGAGCTGTGATCTGTAGGGTACCACCCAGAAGCTGCTGAGCCTTGGACTGATCAGGCTTGTGCTCTTTGATGATTGGTGTTACATATTTCTTATCGTGTTCAATCTGCATCTCCTTTTGGAGCTGCTCAATTTGTTGATCGACTCGACCCATGGTGCGCTCGGTCTTCCATGCTACCCAGTCTGGGAAGCAATGAAGACGGATTGCTTTGATCCATGGGTTAAGTTCTAATTTTCTGTTGTAATCAATGAGGATGTTAGTTATTTCATAGAGTGCTGCATTCCAGATGTTGTACACGATCTTTAATCAAGAAGTTTGCGTTCTTGGATAAAATAATCGAGTTGATCTTTACCTGGAGTCTTTTGATCAGGATACAAACCTTCAGGAATTAAATCTGTTGCTGGTTCTTGTTGATCATTACGAGGACCACTACCGGAAAAACCTAATTGAAAGCCGTACTTTTCTGCACCTTGACGAATACCTAAAGCTTCATCAACAGCCTGGCGCTGATACTCTTTTACGTTTTGGCCAAGCAGTTGAAGTTGCTCTGGTGTCAAGCTGTTCATAAAGTTGCTACGTAAATCAGCTTGAACTACGCCGGGTGCACCAGGTACAGCGCGGTTTAATGCTCCACCAGTGATTGCATTGATAGCTTCTCCTGCTGTTGGAGTCCTGGGGGCAATCTTCTTTGTAAGAGAAAGAGTTGCACCCCAGTCTTTAGTTTGAGGATTGCCTTGTGCATTAACACCAAAGAAGAGTTGTCGTTGGTGATCACCGATAGGAACTTGAACATCTACGCCAGCTTGTTGTGTAAGTGGATCGTAAGTACCACCTACACGTGTACCGTAGATGTTCCGGTATCCGCCTTTTAGTTGTAAGGGTGATGCAGTTGCACCACCCATCATTGGAATAACCTGACCTGCTTGGCCTCTTGGAACTGGCTGAGCACCAGAAGGTAGTGTTACTGGGGCAAAGAAACCAGATTCGTAAGGGTTAGCAGGCACTGTATTAATTGGTAGTTATGTTATATTCTACCAAAGTTTTATTGGACAATAGTTTAGAAGTCTCCCTCTATTTCACGTCTGTATTGTTCTAATTGCTGCATGATTTCTTCTTCCTTCATGCAGTCTTCGCCCATGTTGGACATCATGAAGCGGTTGCCATTCTCATCAATGAAGCCACCAACAAAACCAGCACCTACTTTGTCCGCAGCTTCTTTCATCCTGGCGACGAGCTGCATCCCAGCCAGTTGACGCATGGTAGGAGCATCAGTCTTGCTGAGATCCTTGGTGCTGTCGTTGGGTTCCCAATCAATGTTGTTCATGGCTTTAGCAACGAGTTGTTTGTTGGAGTTACGGTAGATAAAGAACTTGGGATGTGTAGTCACGATTACATGGTGTCATCACATGTATCGTACTCAGCAATTATGAATTGAAGAGCAATGTCTCCTTCTTCATAACGCTGAGCATGGAATCCACCCGTTGCAAAGTAACGTTCCTTGTTAGTAGCTGCATTGTGCAGTAAACGTGCAGCAGTTTGTTTCATGCGTTCAATGGTAGGAACACGCATGGTTTGATCATCTGGATCATCCATGTGTTGCCATACCCAGTTCAATGCAACCATTGCTTCTTGAACTTTGGCAAAGTTGAAGTGATCCAAGATGTATTTAATTTTGAGAGCATGATTAGAAACAGGAAGCTGTTCCTTATCCTGCTTCTTCTTGTCTTTCTTCTTACCCATGGCGGTGATCAGGTGTAAAGGATACGGACAGATTGAAAGGTGTTGCGGAGAATCAGAAATGCTTCTCTCCACTGAGGGTCGTCTGTTTTGTACGTTACAGTCTGCCAGTCACCGTTGTTACGGTAAGCCAGCTTGATGTAAGTAGTTTTCATCGTCAAGAGAAGTGAACGCGTAGTCCGCCAGGCAATCGCTTCAAGCTTTCAGCACCGTGCTGGTGACGGGCTGTGCCTGGTGGAAGCTCAACTTCAACAGTGAAAACTTTATAACCGCAGTTAGGACAAATGCGACAGCGTGTAATTGTTTCAGCAGTATCTGCATAAGTACGATCAACACGCAGCCTGGGGTGGTCACATTGAGCGCAACGCATGGCTTTTGATAAAGAAGCGGGACTAGTAACGATGTACTAGCCCCTGTTTGCAATTCAGGAGTGCATCTCCTGGTGCTGCTTCCATGCAGCGATGTGCATCTCAGCAGCTGTTACAGGAGGCTCACCACCTGTGTTGTCGTACAAATACTGAGGAGTTGGATCATCGTCCCAGGCTTCCAAGAACTTCTCCAGTGCTGGGAGGATTTCATCTTCGATGATCTCCAGAGACCAGTAAGGTTCTGCATCCATTTGATGCCTCTTCTGGTCTTCAAGAAGAAGTTGCTTGACCTTCTTCTCCATGGCGTAAATCAGAGTGTGAAAGTCTCTGATGTCAGTAATGTTGTGGGACATGGTGAGTGTGCAGAGGGGCAATGAAGATGATGTGATTAACGAAGAGTGAATAACCCTTCGTCATCAAAATCACTTTCATCTTCTGGAACTTGATCGGTTTGATCGTCCTCATACTCTGGTTCTTGCCAAGAGTTAGGAACAATCCAACCCATGTACGGAGATTCGTGCATGATTAGAAAGGTGAAGGGTCTGGGACTTACACTTCCAGCTTGTCCTGGACGCGGCGTTGCTGAATAGATGCCCAGATCTTGGTGTTAACTGATGATTGTGTAACGATGTGAACTACGCATACCCTGGACCTCTTGGTATTGTATAAATTAATACAGATTCCACGAGGAAGTCATGCAAAGCGCACTGATCACCTACTTGAACAAAGCCAAGGCTACCGCAATCCGTAGCAACAAGCAGACTTGGTATGCAATTCGTCAAGATAAAGCGGACGCCATGAAGGAAAACATGACGCCCGCTAGTTCATATGTACTCAAGAAGTGAGTGATATCACCCCCATCTTGAGTAGTTTCTTTATGTCTAATTAATCTTTGAGCCAACCTGTATTCCTGAGTTGTTCAGTCCTAGTGGAGTCCAGTTCATAGTCATCAGTTGTTGGTACTTCTGGAGTCCATGTCCAGTGAGTGCAATCAAAATCGTCAATCATTTCCTGTGCATCCTCCAGCTTGGTGATAATCCATCCGCTCTTCCTGGAGAAAAATAGAATATCACCGTAAGGATCAGCATCTTTCTCTGTTGGCATTGAAAGATGCTTGAGAACAAAAACGTTTTCAGGTGCAGTCATGGTTTTGGTGGTAAGTGGGTTGAAATTAAAATAAAGGAAAGTAATTATAGGTAATTAATGTCTGCCACTCCAATCAGAATGGCAGCTGCTAGGTCATTAGCAACTGGAGCCAAGATGGTTCCTGTTACTAAACCGCAGACAGTTGAAAATGTTCTGAAATATTTTGGAAGAATGGGAGAGATTAATCTCCCTGGCGCCGGTCGCGCCGTGAAGGAATTGGTAGAGACAGGTCTTGGTCCATTGCAAGTTACCGTAACAGATCTTGGTGGAGTTAAAGACTTAGCAGATCGGATTAAAACATTAGTTCATAGGCAGACAATGCTGACTGCCAATCCTCAAACATTGCAACAGCTCTATGCAGCTGGCGATAAAATTGCAGGCATAGGAAGTGTTTCGTTTGAGTGGCCTGGCGCTGCAGTTGGCAAAGCAATGGCAGCTCCAGTAGAAGGTTTAGGTGCAGGACAAAGCCGTTCAGTATTGAGAGCAGTTAAAGATGTTTACCAGAACCAAGTTGTGCCACGGTTAATGGAACTTAATCCTGGTAAAGCTTTGCTTCTTGCTAACGAACCCACATCATTAAGGAGAGCTTCTCTTTATCAGAGAGCAGGCATGATGGGTTCTCTTGATCCACTTGGATCGCAACACAGTTTGATTCTTCCTAGTGGAAATATCAAACCTGTTGAATTATTTGGTGGTGGTATTCCATCCTGGTTGCTAGACTAATCTAAACGTTCAACAACTGCAAAGAGTTGTTCAGGTCTTTCATTGTAGAAACTATCAAAGACTGGACACAACCAGATCGTCATTGCAAGATCAGGTTCTGAAGGGTTTACAACTTCATATAGACTGCCTTCATCTTTTGGACCTACATATTTAAGTTCAATATCAGGTTCTTTGACAACGCCAAAAGAACAAAAGATGATGGAGATCTTGGAGGTAGGTTCTTGGTATTTATACTTGAGCAAACGGTTAACAAGTTCCGTTGCTTCAGGCATCAAAGGTTCATCGACAATTGATTCACCTTCAAAGTCATAATCAAAAGCCCAAAGATCACCACCTCCATTAAATGCGAAGTGTTTGGGCGTGCAAATAACTTGAAACATTTGTTGAGTAATTGTTGGATTAGGTAAGCAGATCATTCGTAGTGAGGACGAGTCTCTGGGTAGAACTTAGCGTAGCCCTGGGCTAAGCAGATGTCGTAGAGATCGTCCTCGTAGTCTTCACTGTCGTACTTCTCGTGGAGTTCGTGGAGAACCCTGAGGGCTTGGGCTTGCGAGAAGATGCAGACGGTTTCGACGGGGTAACCACAAGGGAAGGTCCATCCTCCTTCTTCTGGTCCACCGTACTGGTGCCAGACTTGGTGGACCGTGATCGTGGTCGGCTCACCTTCGTATTCGGTGTAGCGTTCGTACCATTCTTTGAACCGCTCGGTTCTTTCGATGGGCGTTTCGCTTCGGTAGGGTTGGAGGGTGTGCATAGGTTGAGGATTGTTGCTGCAATGAAGAGGATGCAAACAAAAATGAACTCAACCGGGTGGAGATCTTGTAGAGATTTGTTCATGGTTCATAGAAAGTAGGTGGATTTAAAAGCAAAGGGAATTACCAAGAACTGTAGTAGTAAACAGTATGGTTATTCTTCAGTGCAACTTTGGCACGATCACAGAAGCTAAGATCTTTCCACTTGTATTCATCGTCGGCATTACTACCGAAGAAGAATCCTGTCGTGGTGCCAAAGCCACCATCAAGATTGTCATCTCTGATGTCTTGCTGTAACTGAAGGATGTCTTCAAGGGTGAGTTCAACTTCAACTCCATTGAACTCATCGTTCATTGAAGTATCTTTCTCATATGGTTCACTGCTGTTCATCTTCTTGCGCCAGAGGCGTTCCATCCAACCCTGGAGGTTGGGATGTTTGCGCCATTCCGTAAGGAACAGCCAGTTCTCATACTCAGGTTGGAACTTGATGTAGGCGTACTGGTCGAGGCCCATTGGTAGAGTGCAAAGGATTATGCAGGAGATGAGTCCTGCAGAAAAACCACCGGGCTAATACAGATGTACTAACCCGGAAGGTTTAAGTGCAAGAGTCGGGCTAACCTTCTGCTCAGAAAGGAACAACCTCAGCGGTCGGTTCCTGTGCATAAGGAACCCTGGTGGTAGCGGCAGCAGCAGAGCGAGCAGACTTGTCAATCGTGCTCGCTTCAATGACACCAGCAGCTTCAGCAGCCCGTTGAGCTGTTGAGATCTGGCCAAGGCGAACCGTGTTGACAGAGGTAACGATAACCTCCATACGACCACGGGGCTCACCTTCTGGCGTCATCCAGGTGACATAGCGCAGGCGTGTCGTCAGGGCAACAGTGTCACCCTTGT